AAATGAATAAACGCCGCCACAATTGCGGCTAGGACCGCCACCACAATAAGCACTGGATTCGCCGCAAACACACCCCACAGTTTTCCAAGACCCGTAACCAGTTTTCCTGCCACAGAATATACCTGACCAAAAGCTGTAATCGCTTTCCCTACAACAAGGAGTACCGGTGTTACGGCTTCAACAATAGCAAGCAATACCAGGATAACCTTTTTCTGACTATCTGGCATTGCATTGAATTTGTTTGTAAGTTCTATGACCTTTTGCGAAAACACCTCAATATAAGGTGTAACCGTTGTTAAAAGAACCGATCCAAGTTCGACTCCACTGTTCTTAATCCTGTTCAGTGATTTAGATACTTTTGCGGATGGGGTATCCATCTTTTCAAGTCCCTGACTGACAAGATCTGTAACATTTGCCATTGATCCCATTGTTTCATTGAAATCTCCGGCAGAGTCATTCAAAAGAGCCATTGCAGCCTTTCCAGCTTCCTGACTGCTCCATAATTCATTAAACGCTGTTCCAGTTTCATCAGAACTTTGTTTTATAAGCTTCAGTGCATCACCAACAGACATTCCATCTTTCATCAGATCCTGGAAAGATTTTCCGGTCTTCTCTTTCAGAATTTCCCCTACATCTGTACCAGAATCACCAAGCTCATTGAGCATGCTGTTCATGTATGTAGTAGATTCCGCTGTTGCGATACCCTGTTTCGTCATGAGCGTGTACATCGTACACAGCTGATCCAGATTGACATTCATCCCTGCAGCTGTCGGGATTACTTTACCCATGCTAGATGCCAGTTCATTGACTGAGGTTTTGCCCAGATTCTGCGTATTTACAAGTTTATTCGCAATATTATCTGCCTGATCAGCTTCCAAACCATAGGCATTTACCGCTGTAGATAACAAATCTACAGATGTTGCCGTATCAGTAAATCCGACTTTTGCCATATTTGCAGATGTTCGGATAAAGCTTCCCAGTTTCTCGACCGGAACAGAAGCTGACAGTGCCTGGTATCCGGCTTCAGTGAGCTCAGTTGCCCCCTTTCCTGTCTCATTTGACAGATTAAGAAATTCTTTGGATAATTTCTGAACAGACACCTGTGAAGTATCAAATAAGGTTGACATCTTCGCCATACCATTCTGGAAATCAGAAGATGTCTTTGTAACAACCGTAAGTGCTCCAGTCGCTGCCGCAGATACAGGAGCAAATTTCTTTCCCAGTTTTACAACTTCACCGCCAGCAGATGAAATCTTTTTGCCAACTCCTGTAACCTTTGTACCAGCGGCTTCAACCTTCTTCCCAAACTCTACCCATTTATTTCCGCTCTTCTCGGTTTCTTCCCCACTTTTTTTGTTATCCTCTCCGGCTTTTCTTCCTTTTTTTCCGGATTCCTCTACTTTTCTTCCGGCTTTTTCAGCGCTACTTCCGGCTTTTTCGGAGGATTCTTTTACTTTATCACAGCCTTCAGAGACAACCTTTTCTGTGTCATTGACCTGTTTACTAACATCATCCAATGACTTTTCTGCTTTGGCGGTATCAATTGCAATCGTACCGACAAGTTTAAATAAATCCATTCGTCACCTCTCCTACTCCGAAGGCTGAAAGGATTGCAAGATAGATATACTATCTAAAACAACATTTTCCTGTTCAGACTCGCTCATGTGAGATGTCTCAATCCGATGCGTTTCTTCAGCTACTCCCTCTTCAAACTCATTGAATGTCTTATCCCACACCTTATGAAGATAAACTTCCCATCTCAGTTCCTTGTTGTACGCCTCTTCAAAATTCAAAAGAAATTCTACAAAGCAACCGGTTTTTATATATGCGTCCAACATACGAAACGGATCATTGTATCTTTTAAAGATCTGATCCAGGACTTCAAATCTCCCTACTTGACTAATCCTGATACAACCTGAAAAAAATCACCGAACTCTTCTTTTTTGAAAATGTCGATGATCATCTGTGTAAATGTTCCAAGTGGTAACTTCGCAATCTCCTGTTCCTTCATTCCAGATACCCCTGCCAGGAACTTGTATAAATCACCTTTGATATTTCCCAGATTCTTCATCAGAAGTCCTACCAGTTTCATTACAACTCTGATTCCGATCTGCTGTGTAAGCAGCTCATTCGCTTTTTCAGCAGTTCCTACTTCTGATTCCTCGTCTTCTGCCGGCTTCATTGCTTCCATGACCTCAGACATTTCTTTAGCATCAAAGCAATTTGCAATATCATCAATACCAATCTTGGAAATAATTTTCACCATTGGAAAAATATCATCCGCGCATAAAGTCCTCAGCTCATAATTTCTTTCTACCATCTCTTACAATCCTTCCTTTCCTTATTTTCTGCCTTCTGCTATTCTTCGTCCTCTGCCTAATCAACTACAGCTTTATCAGAAACGTTCTTTTCTACAGACTGGGAAGCTGCCGGATCCGGGTAATAAATGTGATAAGGTAATACTTTCAGGGTATCATCCTGTTTAACATCTCCTACACATTCAACCGTAACTGCCGGTGATGCCTGAGACTTATGCTTCGGATCCAGTTCAAATCCGGATGTGCATAAAGCATAATCAAAAACAACAATGATAGGCTTCTTTGATACTGTCCTTCCCACAAATGCGAAGTTTTCAAAATAATCTCCTTCCTCAATATCCGGCTTACCCTCCAACACTTTATATCCTTTTGCCGAAGAGGTCCCCTCCCCTGCGATCAATCCTTTTTTGATGATCTCCGGGTTAATCTCGGCAAAGTTAATTTCCATCGTTGCGCTTTCACCAACTTTAACCATTAACCCCTTTGCTTTAATAAATTTTCCATCAACCTCAATATCCTGCACCTCTGGCTTCATAGACAGCTTTGATCCGCCATTAGTTGCACCGATAATCGATTCCGCAAAATTCCATTTCTCACCAGAAAATTTCAATCCTTGATGGATTGTTCCTGCCCCAAACAAAATGGAATCTGGCGTGTCTTTGGTAATTCCATGCTCTTTCCAACTTGTCCATTCATTTGCCATTATTCATTCACCTTCCAACTTTTAATCTGCAAATTCACCTGCAACCGTTTGATATCATTCCCGTCTGTCGGAATACTGGTTGCTGTATCATAAAACACAAGAATGTGTGTCCCGGAATCAAGAACAGCGTGATAACCTTTGATTGTTGAAAAAGCTTTCCGAAGAATCTCTTTCCCATTTTCAAGGTCTATCACGCTGCCTTTTGTTGTTCCCGTTATCATCATTGTGTCTTCCCCAAATCCATCTTCTGCATTGGATGGAATCTCAGAGTATTCGCCTATCCAATACGGATAGACTACTTTTGTGCTCCATTCATAGTATTGATATGGAAGCAACTCTTTCAGTTTCAGGTTCATGTATTCCAGTATTTCATTTGTCATATCATTCACCCAAATCCTTAAAATCTATTTTCGCATCATTCACGATCTCTGGTTTCATAGAATTAAAAGCATTAAACAATGCCCTTGTTCCGCGTTTACCGTTGGTCTTATAGAAATCCACCCCATTCTTTCCGTGAACGATAACAACTTTACCGTTAAATGTAGGTTTCTTTTTCCCCTTATAGGATTTTACCGGAACATACCATGCCCCAGCTCGTCCATTGCCATGTAAAGCATAGTCACCTGTTCCAAATTCTTCCCAGATAGCATTTTCAAGAGAAGAACCGATTGCACAGGTCATAGTTTCTTCGTCCACCTTATGTTGGAAGCTTCCCGCAGTTTCACCAGAGGCTCTCCTTGAATTCGTTGCTGCCTGAGACCGAATATCCCCGCCGGCTTCCTCCAACCAGGCAAGAGCCTTGTGCCTCATTTCCTCAATGATCTCATCTGTGTTATTCTCAAACTCAATCAGTGCCATTTCCAATACCTCCGACAGCTTTCAGATAAATTTCCAGATGCTCATGCATTCCCATTGGATCGTCTATCCACTGTACATCATAGATTTTTCCATCAATCAACATTCTGGATATCTCCGGGTCCTGATCAGCCAGATTCTTACTATAATCTGTCAAAAAGTAATGGCTCGACTCTGCTATCTTGGCATTATAATTCTGGACAGGTGAGCTTCCAGACACTAAATCAAGCCATCCCGGATAAGAACCAACTTCTTTCCAATCAATCAACGGGTTGCCGATCACATCTGTTCCATTTTCACTCTTTACCTGCAAGACTGCGATCTGGTTTCCATCAATCTCCGACATGATCAACACCTCGCCTTCCGATATGGTTTCAGACACCCAAGGAGGCTCACAGGATAACCATTTACCTGATTGCTTGCATCCTGATCAAAATAAGTTACGGAATGTCGGGATAAAGTTTCGGATTTCACACCAACTTTTCCTCGGTTCTTTACCTCCCACTCACACAGATTTATGCAACAATCAATCACATCATCCGGATACACAACCTTCGTAAGCAGTACATGCTCTTCATTTGTAAGATCTCCGTCCAATGTAATTCGGTTATCTTCAATATCTTTCACAACATACAGTCCATTATTATACATACTTTCTGACAGTTGTACGGTATCCCCGGTTATAAGGCCTGGGATACCATTCGCCGCATAAAGTATATTATTGTCTACCATCGTTTCTGCCCGGACACACCGATTCTGAAAACTATTATTTGTATAAGATCTGATAGTCTGTTCAATGGATTTAAGCTTTCTCTCAATCCTTTCATCAGACCAGCCATTAAACCCGATAAGTTTTTTTGCCTCATCAACTGACAGAATCATACGAATCACCGTCCTCTCTACTCCCGGACATCAGCACTTTCTTCTGGTTTTTCGACTTCTTCCACAGTATATCCTTCATGTTCTCTGAACCATGCTGCAAGTCGGTCACTTGTGATCAATGCTGATCCATGTGCAAACTGTGCACCACCGGCACCTTCACCGCAATATCCCGGATTATCTTTCACTTTAACCCTGTATGTTTTCAGCTCTTCTTTTTTCTTCGCTGCCATTGTACATTCCCCTTTCGACTACGCGATTTTTACGTTTCTAATTACGCCTGCATGCTTTGTATTTTTCAGTACCGTAGCGGCTACCATCTCAACCTCTCCGTCTTTTACAGCCCCCGGCTGATTAAAATCTGGAAGATACTGACTGATAGCAGAGCTTCCGGTAATGGTAGCTGCATGGAATCCATCATTCACGTCAAACTTAACAGCATAAATGTCTGTCAGACCAGTAGTAGCAGATGATCCGGATACTGTTCTGGAAATATTATTTTTGACACATGCGTTTGCCGTAACAGTTGTTCCACTTTCTACTGTGTAATGATCCTTCAGATCCATAAATCTGACACCATCCATTGATGTTACTTTCTTGCCAAATGCCTCTTCTGTTTCTGTCTTATACCCCAGGATACGTGCCATTGTCTGTACTTTGGAAATCATACCGGCATTCATCAGTAACGCATCCGCTCCTGTCTCCCGGATCAGGATCTGCAGCATCTCATACAACTGATCTGCATTGGATTTCATCTTTGTAAGATCAGACACATCAATTACAGTGCTTGTATTAAATTCTGTCGTAGTGCCAGCAAGCATTTTGTCCAGTCCGTCAAAGGATTCCGTCTGAGTTGTGGAATCACCATTAATCAGAGTGTAATGGAACAATGATACGGCTGCCCGGATCTTCTGCTCCATCTGGAATGCCATATTGTTGAATTTATTTTCGGACTGTTTGAGCACACGGTCCATCTTGAACTTTCCACCGAAGATTTTAAGATCTGCAGACTTCTTAACGAGTTTTGCTTCACTGTCTTTGTATTCTTCATTCAGTCTTCTGAATGCTGCTGTAGATGGAATCTGTGTCTGCAGATAGCTGTATGTCAACGTTGAGCCACCCTGCGGACTTACTGTATTGTCAAAAGGTAACATCTGTAAAATTTCTGATTCTCTCAGAAATGTATCAACAACCTGCTCAGCCACCTTATCAGATACGCCTTCTATCATTTCTTTTAATAAAAGTGCCATTCAATTCACCATTTTTAACCTTTCTATTTCTGTGTGTCTTCGTACTGCATCCGGATTGCATCAGCCAGATCTTTAGGTTTTACTCCTGTGTCATGTTCACCAGTCGGTAAAGGCTTCGGATCGATCACTCTTGGTGTTGTTCCATTGCCTCTATCCCCTGTAATCTCAAAATGAGTTGGAAACTGAGTTTTTAAACCGGCAATCTTCTCATCGATTCCTTTGATATTTCCGTTGTCGTCCAGTTCAAGATCTCCGCCTTCTTTCAGCTTGAATGCCATATATGCAACATCATCTGTCTTGGCTCCCATAAGTGCCACTTTTAATGCAGATTCCAGTCTTTCCTCATTCAACTGCTTTGTCAGTGTCTCCACCTGTGTCTCGTAGGCAGTAATCTTCCCCTGAAGTTCATCGCTATTCTTTGTCCCTTTTTTCAACTGTTCAATGAGTTTCGTAGCTTCCCCATTCTGAGTTGTCAGATTATCATAATCTGTCTTCAGTTTTCCATAACGGATATCAAGATTCTCTTCCGATGCGGTGAATATCTTATTCTCCTTCATTCCATCAAGAATTGCCTTGATCTGATCGTCTGTTAATCCTTTTGCTTTCAATAATTCTTCTAATGTCATTTTGTATTTCCCCTTTCTTACGCTTTTTACATGTCTCGTCCATGATTTCGTGGAATAAGTGTTTTACATCCCTGCGGATGAAATGGCATCAAAAAAGGACATCCTGAGATGTCCCAAATCACTCTATCCTTATTCTGCCGCCCAGCCACCCACTATTTAACGCATAGCTGCGAGATTATCGGATCACCGTATCCTTTCTTAAAAATGAGTATAAAAATACCACCAACCATTTCTGATCAGTGGTACTAAAAAATCTCCGGCCAGTCTGTTAATTTATCACTTTTCTCTTTCAGTCGCTGAAGTTCTTCTTCTCTTTCTTCCGGTGTCATATCCGGATGCGAAATAACAACATCTAAATAGGAATTTATTTTAACTCTTCCCATGTTACACCATACTCCTTCGCTAATTCATTTAATGCCCTTGTATGAGCTTCCTCTACGCCTAAATTATATGGTGTATTTATATATTTGTCAATTCGCTCATCTAATATTCTTGGAAGAAATGGCTTGTTTCCAACTTTATACTTATATACCCTTCCACTATGAGTTACTACTATTCCGAAAATATATTTTCGATATCCAGCAGCCACAAAATCACTGCCAGTTGGCGGTATATTTGTTGGATGATTATGTATTCCTACAACTCCATTTTTCTTTCTCAACATCTCTGAATCTTCTGCTGAAACAGTAACACCAAGTTCATTCTTACCGGATATCTCCCGAAGCAATAACTTTCCTTTGGAATCCATAATATACAAGTCTTCCCCATCTGTGCCGTTTCTATGAAACAGCATAGCCGTTGCATAATTTCTTAAAGAATCATTGATTGCTGTGTTTTCAGTAATCTTATTGAATTTCTTTCTGAAAGCTTCAGATTTTATATACTCCAAATTAACCTCATTGGTTCCAATCCTCTTAACTGTTGTCGAATACGCTCCCTCTTCTTTTGTTTCGACAGCTTTCAGATATTTTTCTCTGAAGTCATCAAACTCCTGTTCTTTATTCAAACCATAAAAAGAAGCTCTCTTCTCCAACCGATCAAGCTCTTTGGAATCCAGTTTCCATCGTGCTCTCTGCAGTAAAATACATCTGCAATTTATCACTTCTGCAGCACTCCCGGAAGGATCTCCTGGATACATCAGACCGTTGCTGAACTTATCACCAAGCTCTCTGATCTGTCCGTCAAGCATCTGATGTGATTCCCTTGTGGCTGCATCCAGAGCTGCATCCCACTGTTTTACAACATCAGCTCCCCGGTCTCTTGCAGCATAACAGGCATCCATCGTAGATTGCTGCTGGATTCTGTGTCCCTCTGTCCTTGTGATCCGAACCGCATTATTATAACCAATCTTTGTCCGGTTTGCCAACTGCCTCGCCATCTGGTCGTAACTCATTCCCGTAGCAATTCCCCGGCTTACTTCCGCAGTAATTCTGCGCTTCAGCAAACCCACATCTTCTCCTAACCGGCAGTACAGACCACCACTGATCTTGCTGTCCAACCGCACAGCACGTACAACCTTTTCCTGATCAATCGGAATAATCAGTGGAATTCCTTCCTCATGCAGCACATACATATTTCCAATAAAGGATTTCTCATAGCATTCGTTTAGATATGGCTGAACCGTCTTGAATTCTTCTTTATGCATCTTATCCAGAATACTGCCAACCTGCTTTTTCAATGTATCCTGATACCTTTTCTGGTAGACCTTTGCTCGTTCCTGGCTCTGCAGGAGCTTCCTTTGTTTTTCATCCTCAACAGAATTGTATTTTTCTTGAATCCGATAGATCTGTTTCTGAAGATCATTGGATTTCTGTGTCAGGTCTTTCAACGCTTGTCCATATACACACTGCAGTCTCTTGATCACTCGTTCCTCATCATCAAGAAACGCCTGTTGAACAATTTTCTCACGTTTCTTCATTCCGTATCACCTACTCTGTACCGACATCTTCCGGAATGACCTGCTCCAATGCTTTTCTTGCATCAGATGCCGTATTTCCTTCTTTCTGCACTTGATCTTTCAATTCTTCATAGTCCCAGTCCATTACATCACACAGAGCTTTCAGTGTCTGCTCGTCACCGATCTGTTCTGCAATATTCAGAATTGTATTGACACGGACTTGCTGTGTATCTGCTTCTGTCTTCTCATTGGTTACATTTTCTGATTCATTTGTCATAATGGACCGGTCAAACTTCATCTTGACATCTGTGATCTGATATCCTGTGCCATTCATAAAATTGATTTCATCCAGAACAACTTTAATCAGCTGTTTCAGCAACCGCCTTAACCTCTTTTCCAGCTTATTCGCTTTTAAATCAAGCAGAGCATACCGCGACTTGATCACAATATTCGTGATATTTCCATCCCCTGTCTGAGAGGAATTAAATCCCATTCCAAATCGATAGATGTTCTTTTCATCCTCATCTGCCTTTGCTTTTCTTGCCTGATACGGAATATCGATTGTCCTGACTTCCACATCTCCTTCCGAATCTGTTCCAACAATCTTTTTGGTTTTAAGATTCTGCTGCAATTCATCCAGATTGTCTCCCTGAAAGCCTTTTACCACATACAACGGTGAATCAAAATCTTTCAGGTTATTGGACAACCCACACTCCATGATGTCGTAGTCATCGATCAGGTCCTTGATTGGTTTCAATCCACTGAACTGCTTTTTGTTATAATCCAATCGCCAAAATGGAATATAGCCAAGTGAACATCCCATTTTCATCCCCGTCTTCTTATCTGTAAATACGATATGCGGTCTTGGATTTACTGCCTCCGATGCATCCGGAGTGATCTTTCCATTTATCCCTTCCTGGACATAATAGTATGTCTCATTTTCTGACCATACCTGAATCTTCCGGATCACCTTCCGACCATTCTCTATGCGCTCCACATAATGATAGATCATATACCGTTGATGATCGGATGTGTCTTTCTCCTGACACTCAATCACGCCCATACTATCAGCGCACTGGAAGGCAAGCTTGTCCGAAGCATTCTTATATGCAAAAATATATTCAAACCCTTTCGTATAAGCTCCTGTGACCACATCACTTACTTCAGACCAGAAATCATCATCAAAATACAGATCAAGGAAATCCTGCAATCCATCCGCTGTATCCTTTGCCTGTACCGGAGTCTCTTTGAATGACAGCATATAAGCCGACAACTGATCAGCAAGCTCCGTGAAAAACGGATGACTGATCTTCACATTAGACCTCACCTGATCCTCAACAAACTTCCCGTCTGCGTTATAATAAAACAGTCTGTATTTTCTGATATCATGCTCGCCCTCATAGTATTTCTGGCCGATACCTGCGAACTTTTTCTTTTCAGACACCAGATCATTTTCTATGAATTTCTGTATCTCTGATACATCCAGCAACTTTTTACACCTTCCTTCTGTTATTTAGTAAATAGGGATTAACAGGAATCGAACCTGTGACCTCTGTGCTCTACCACTGAGCTATAATCCCTTTATCTAAATGACAGTCCTGCCAGCACCATAATCGACCGCCGATTGCGACCGGGAAAGGAGGTGTTGCATTCACACCAAATGCAATTCTGTTAACGGTAAAAAAATCACAGCCTCGTCTGAGACTGTCTAAAAAAACCGCTGGTGCTGTGCACGCTGCCCGTCAATTGTCTTCATTCTATTTACATCAGCCATTTACTTGCTTTACGCCATCCCTCAATGGCATATCGTAACGCTGCCATTGCATCATCCATGATTGGAACTGGATCATCCATGTATTCTCCCGTCCTTTCATCCTTCTTCCACTTCCATTGCTGCAGTTCCTTGATCGTATTTACACAATGGGGAGCAACATAGATCCTGCGTTTAACCGTGTGCTTCTTATCGACTACACCTTTTATCCAGTCAATCTGTGCTTTCACCGAACCATTTGAACCGCCTTTATCAACACCTTTAGCTCTGTATCCCGCATTTCTCCAGGTCTTAATCCTGTCCGGCTCGGCGCTGTCACACCACATTATTTTATTTGTCGGTATCGCATGCTGTATGGCTATTGGTATAATCTCAGCCGTTTCTTTTTCATGCTCATAAATCTCATCGATGATATGTAAATTCCCGTCTTTAATTCCTACAAGCAATATGGCGTCTGCATGGTTAAATCCAAAGTCCTGCCCGATAGCCACATCATCATAATCATTAAGATTCTGTGATACTTCCCGAACCTCCCAGTTATGCAGGATCAGTCCGCCAATCTCGCCCCATTCACCAAGTCCGTATATCTGGTAGCCTTCCGGATCAACAATCTTTCGACGTTCCATACGCTGCCGGTATGCATCATCAATAAACCGGTTGCCAAGGTATGTGCTGTGATGCGTCAGGACGTTGGAATCCGGAAGGTCAAAAAAGACCTTCTTAATCCAGTGATTTTTGTTTACTGGATTGAAGGTCATCCTAATTTGATAAAATTGTCCCGGTGGAAGCTCTCCACGCAAACGGTCATCAATGATTTCGAGATCCGCCTGGGTAAACTCCGTTGCCTCTTCCATCCATACATCCGTCAGTTTTCCCTTCGGAAACGTAATGGACTTCAGTTTTTCCCGTTGCCTGTCGTCATTCATTCCACGGAAAATGATCTGGTTCCCATTACTTCTACATGTCAGCATCAGGGGGCTTCGGTTGATTTTCCAGTATGCATCCGCTTTATCACCAAACATCTTATACAGTGAACCTGTAAGCTCCGCAAAGGTACTGTCTCTGTTGGTGATATCTGATTTACGCATGGCAACCAGATTTCTTCCCTTATCCTGCATCAGCCGCAAGATATAATTCTGAGCTGTGTCTACACTCTTCCCAGATCCGGCTGAACCCTTCATGACTATGTATCGCTTATGGCTCTGGTCAACCTCTTTAAAGCATGGGTTTGCCTGTACATTTATCTTCACCCTATATCAGCCTCACCATAATCAATTGTGATATTCAGGTCCATATCAGCATCCATGTCTACCTTGTCCGTAAATAATGCATACCGTTTACCGAGCAATTCTGCAGCTTTCAGTCGTTCTTTTTCTGACGGCGCTTTCTCCATCGTTCTCGCTTCACTACAGCCTTCTCCGATTCCTTCTACCACAATCTCCTGTGCCCTGCTTTTGCCCCGGAGAACAGAAGTTAAATACCTGAGGACCTCATCCTGATCAGCAATAAGTTCAGATTCCTTTTCCGCCATTCTCTGTGCGATATACTCTTGGACCTTAACATTTCTTAACAATCTACTTGCCGCTGCAGCTGCTGTAACATCATTCTTAACATTTGGATACGCCACTTTGTAAGCCCGAGTGGCATTTAAATCAATCAGATATTCATCTGCAAATATTTTCTGTTTTTTTGTCACTCGGACTCACCACCTTTTCTATCTTTTTTGTTATTGATGGATCATACAGGTATCGAACCTGTGACATTTCGCTTATGAGGCGAATGTTCTACCGCTGA